CGTCGTATTGAACTTCAGATGATGCAGCAAAGCAACGAAATTGTGTGTGTTTGCCATCTTGAATTGTGCGCTTGCCATCGCTATTAACAACAGCAAATGATTTGCAATACATTGCCCCAGGACATGTGCGACCTGCAGGTAATGAGAAGATCAGGGTATGTTTGCCTAGTTTGGCATTACCCTTGGAGAGGTTAACTGTTTGCATGGTGGGCTCCTTGAATGTTGTTTGTTAGTGGACAAGTAATCAATCAAAAAGACTAGACTGGTACACATTCTCAAACTCAATGTGATCTACACATGAATCATCATCATGCAGATCAATCTCATGTTTGATAGGTGCAACCTTAGAAAACAGAAAGTCTAAGAATTGATCGTTAGACATTGTCTCGCTGTAGACTGAGTGTGTCATTGTTTGTTAGTGGATAGGTAATCAATCAGTGAACTCATCAGTCAAGTAATCAAGATTCTCACGCAGTTCTGTGATGTTCATACCACGTAAGATCATGCTCAATACATCATGCTCACCGTATCTGTCACCTAATTCAAGGATGGCAATACGGATCTCTTGGGCAGTTAATGATGCAGCAAAAGTGTTAGTCATGCTGATACCTTGGTGTGTGAAGAGTTGCACATTAGTTTGTGCAATAGGTGCAAAGAGTTTCGAGCTCAGGCATCGCGCCATTAGGGTTTGCACCGTTAAGTTGTTGGTCAGTGGCTCCTATCACTAAAGACAACATTTCTGTGTCTTTGTGAGTGGACAGGTTACGGCTGGCCGGTTCAGTTTGCCCTAACCCATCGCCCAAGAATCCCGCTCGATTGGTGCGATGGCGGCAGTTACCTACTACGCCTGTTCAGCCCGTATTCAGTTGTCTAGGTTCGTGATCGTTAGTGTACAGACTGCGGCTAGCTTGTCAAGTGCTCGTCTGGCTGGCTCCTATCAACAATTGATAGGTGCGGACCTTGGGTGATTGGGCGTCAGTAGCACTGACCCGTCATCCCTTGGCTTGCCTGAAGCTTAGTGGACAAGTGCTGCAGCTGTGAGCTGAGCGCATCGGGCTGTCCCGATGTGATGAATGATGGCCCGGAACGCTGCAGATGTCAACAGGTTGATGCATTAGATAATCTTATACTATTGATAAGTCTAGCTTATGGGCAAACAGATCGCATGACCAGGACACTATTGAGAGTGGTTCGCAATAAGACAGGATCACTCCATATATAGGGAGAAGAGACCGAAAACCTAGTGTTTTACGGTAGTTTGTTGATCTAACGCGGTGCTTTTGACCGGATTTGGACCCCCTAGCGGGGGGAGGTGGCGCCCTGGAACGTCGAATAGACCCTTCAGAAATTTCTGTCAAAAATTAAAGGGTATTCTACAAGCCTCTAGAAGGCCTATGTAATGAGTCAAATGTACAAAGACACCTAACAACAACTACACACACCTTCTAGCCTCTTCTAGACACCTCTCAGAGGCTCTTATCCCACATAGCAGTACAGACATTAGGAAGATACTGATACAAGATCTCTTGAACTTGACCAGCAATCACAGCATGCTCTCTCTGTGTTCCATGACCAGTCCTCAGATCACAGTAATGCAACCAAGACCTGACCGTTCCATTCATGTACAACCTAGACGGAGATGCCAAAGGTAAGACATCCCTAGCACATTCCTTAGCCACACCACTACTGACCATCTCACGGTACAGGTCTTCTGCTTCTGCAAACAGACTTCCAATCCTGCGGTAGTAGATGGCAAGTTGATCAGGGTTCAGATCATCAATAGAGTTCTGTCTATTGACTGGATCTTGTCTCCTCAGACTAGGCACTACAGGAGTACCAATGCTGGTGACATCAGCATACCGTTGACTGAACTCTTGAAAGCTAAAGCTACGGTGCCTAAGGATCTGTGCAGCAATACTACGAGTAGTGTTTATCTCAACACACATATTAACCATTTCAAAGGGAGACCAATGGTCATGGTTAATCAGATACTTGATCAGCTTAGCACTGGTCTCAGTGTTTGATTGATTAGATGGATTGGATACCCTAGCCATGTAAGAGATAAGTTCTTCAGCTTTAGGTGTGATGTGGATGAGGGTAACGGTACTCATAAAGAAGTGGTTGTTCAACTACTACTATGTATACTTAGTATATTAAGAGTTAGTAGTAGTTTAGATTGAGTGATGGAGGTGGGTTGGATTGCTACTATGAACTGTGCGTCTCACTTCGTTCGACATGCACAGCAGTTAGTAGTACTAGATGTGTCTTGGAGAACTGGTGGTTAGGAGATGGACTATGCGTCTCACTTCGTTCGACATGCATAGTAGTGATGGGGAAGAGAAACAAGGAACTTGGTTGTCTTCCCCCCTATCGGCCCCCTGTATACATAACTGATCACGAGACCGGTTGGTATGACTGGTGTCTTATTTTGCGTCTCAAACCGCTGTTTTTGAGTCTCACACCCAGGTAGGTAGGCCTTTCCTGGAGGTTGTACCCCTGGCTTGTTGTCTTTGTTGGAGGTCCATTCCAAGCACCATGTGATTGGCTGCTGACTGTGGGTCATCAACCCAGGAGTCCAGGATGTCTTGCCAGTCTTCTCGTTTGCGTTGGTTGACGGTCTCTTGAGCAGAGATGCCCATGGCGTCGGTGAAGTACTTAACGCCTTGGGCTAGGGAGTCCAATCTGTCGTCGTGCTTGACAGCGCCTTTTTCCCGACACATCCGACTCATCTGATAGAAGAGCATGTACAGGATGCGATTCTCTGGAGCTTCTGATGAATTGGACTTGTAGTCCCACTCAATGACCCCACGATCAACGATGAGGCGGTGCTGGTTCATCACAGGCTCTAGGGCATCAATGATGCGGTCTTCCTTACGGACGTTGGCTCTGACTTCTTCTACGTCTATGGCTTGCTTGGTTTGTTGCAGGTGTTTTTTGAAGAGTTCTGCGACGATGCCGTCACCAAAGTTGGTTTCGATGAGGAGTTTAGAAACACCATAACGCTTACACCCACGCAGGATGTCAAGAAGTGTGTTATCGCTATAACCGTCGCGATAAGCTCGTACTTCGTGAACGTAGAGAAAGCCATTGCGTTGAGAGATATAGGTAGCTGCTGTTTCGTCTGTACCACGACCAGATGGGTCTATGGAGCAGATGGTTTCGGCGTATGGACCCCACTCACCTTGGAGTTGCATTGGTGAGTAGAAGTAGTCACCTGGAAGACCCACGGTAGGCAGATCCCTAAGGACATTCCTAGGATCAGAGCACCAGACAACAGAATCGGGAGCTTGGGTAGGGTTAACGGCTGTGACGACCAAATCCTGGAACTTAAGTGGGAACTTCTCTGCATCGCTGAGAGAGGTATCCAACATGAATTGAAGCATGAAGTTTGACCGCCCCATTGAAGCCTCACGTTCGATGAGGTCGTTGTGGGAGAAGCGATCAGGATCAGTAACTTCCCAGGTTTCAGCCCCCATATCAATATCCTCTTGGAGTTGAGGAGCGAGGAGTCCTTCATAGTTGGAAAGATCCTTGGGGTAACGAGCAGGCCAGACAAACGGTCTGTAGTTCCGTTCAGCCAGCTTGCGGTAAATGGTGAAGGTAGTTTGTGGAGTACCTAGATAGATAATTCGAGAGGTCTTATGAGGAGTAAGAATCGACTCAGCTTCTGTACAGAGTTGAAGAAGTTTCTCACGCATCATCTCAGTCATAGAGTTACCAGGGACTTCGATGTCATCAAGAATCATCAGGTCAGCACGAGAACCAGTCAGCTGACCTGTGATGCCTACGGACTTCACAGACGGTGCTTGGTGAGGGCTGCAGGCCACGTCAAAGGAGATGCGAGACCAGCGGGCATCATCACTCTTAGGACGCAGGTGGCTAAGCCATGGTGTCTCGATGATGAGCTTCTGCAGGAAGATCGACATGTTGTCTGCCCGTTCCTTACTGGCTGAGATCACCATGATCTTGGTCTCTGGATTATTGAACAACGACCAAAGGATGAACGCACCAGTAATCCAAGACTTACCTACACCACGAAAGGCTTGAATCTGTAGTCGTTTAGGTCCATCCTGGAGGTAGTCTGCGATGGCGTATTGAGCACGGGTTGGTGAGGGAAGATCAAGCTGCTGCCATAGGGCTTGTAGAAACAGCTTGAAATCGCCCCGTAAGGCCGTTAAAACATCACTCATAAAGGGAAGATATAGAAAGGCCCCCACAGACGTGCTGCAGGGGCGTATAGAAGGGTCTCAGAGAGTGTTAGAGATCAGCTGTAATAGCGATCCTTCCGACGCTTGTACTCACTGACCTTCTTTTGGTCGATCTTGTTGGTATCAAGCTTGCTTCCGTCAACCTTAGTAGACGGGGTGTAGACATCGCTCTTGGTATCGAACTTGCTGGAGATCTTCAGAGAAGAGCCGCTTTGCTTCTTGGCTTGACGCTCATCAAGAGCCTTAGCCAGGGCGGGGTTAGCCTTCCGCCAGGTCTCCATGTCCTTGGCCTTGTCACCGGTTTGCTTGCTGGTCATCGGCGCAGGGGAGGCGGCGGGGCGACGAACCGGGGTGGAGCTGCGGCTAGGAGTCGGGGAGCTACCACCACGATTGCTGCTTGTGGGTGCAGGACTGGGGGCAGGGGCCTTCTTGGCTTGCTTCAGGCGCCCGCTGTTACCGTCATAGGTGTTGCCTTGGGCGTCTTTGTAGTCAGCAACTGAAGCGGGCTTGGGTTTTGGTGAACTGGTTGGCTTTACATCGGCGGCTGTACCACCACGACCTGTGCGACCAGAAGCAGTGCCGGCGCGAACACCTGCTGGCTTGCCGCCCGGCTTACGCATAACTCCAATGTTTTGCAGAGCACGCATGTTGGAGCTGTCTCGTTCTTCAGCTCCTTTGCGGACAGCTTTGCCATAAGAATTGTTCATGTTGCCCAACGCTGCTTCGGCTACTCCCAGCACCGTTGCAGCTGTTCCTGCTCGGCCAAGCGAAAGGGCACGATTGACACCAGCAGCTGGTTTAGGCGTAGAGGCACTCGGTTTTGGAGCAGTTGCCTTAGCTTTCAAATCCTGAACCCGAGCAGCAGTCCGCTCAGCACGTGCTCCAACCTTAGGCAGATTAACCCCAGCCCGTGCAGAGTTAGGCATCGTGATACCACCACCAGGGCGAGTATTGCTTGCAGGTGCGGTAGCTTTAGAGTTGGGTTTAGCTGCAGCTTGCAGAGAACGGGAACCAGTTGTACCCGTTGCCTTTGCTCCAGGCCGAGGGGCGGGGGTTGCAGGTTTGGTTTTTGCCGCTTCTTTGAGTTTGTCTAGGTTGGTCTTAGCCTCCCAACGTGCAGGCTTCTCAGCAGGTTTTGCGGGCGGTTTAGCGTAAGGCTTCTGCGGATTGCGAGCAGATCCACGACTACCACCGGCTTTGGTCACAGGTTTGGCGTTCCAAGCTGCTGGAACTTTTACTTTTTTAGGAGCCATAATACTTACTTAATCCAAGATAGAATGAGTTGTTCTTTCTGGGGATTCACCCCAAATGTGGTCCTCATAAATGAGAGCCAGTTTTGACTTCCTTTTGCCTGATTACACGATCTACAGCTGGGTACAAGATTGGATGTGAGATCTGATCCTCCAAATACTTTAGGCCGTACATGATCAAGAGTAAGTTCATTAGCGTCATAGGTTTCTCCGCAATAGACACACTGACAATTAAAGTGCTCTTTAATGGCTCTTCTCCAGAGCCTCTTTGCCTCAGGAGATGTCATGGTTATTAGGTTTTGGAGATAGTGGTCAGGCGTAGGAAGTAGAGGGGTCATCCTTTACCAGCTTTCTGGAATGGTGCCTTGCGGCGATTAGTTTTACGTGGTACAATCTTGAGATTGTTTTTGTTGTTGTTCATAGGGTCACCATCAATGTGATCAACCTCGTGACCAGCAGGGATGTTGCCCATAGAACGACGTGCTCGTGCTCGCGAAGCATCTTCTTTTCGATGAGCACGGCGATAAGCTTTGATTTTGTCAGCACGAGCTGCATATTCTTTTTTGTAGTCGCGGGACATCAGCGCATCATCCTTTGACGTACAAGATCTGGATCAATCTTTGGCATGATGGTGGCAAGACGCTCCAGGGCATTACCGTCATGTGCAACACCACTGATGTCGTTCTTAGCTAGCCAGTCACAAGCTGCTTTTAGATCCTGAGTACTGGCTTCACCAGATTTGATTCGCGAGAGGAACTCTGTAGTAACAAGGTTGTGAAGCTCGTTAAACATATCTTCCGTAGCCTTGTTCTTAGCCATTTCTCAATACGATCTGATCAAGTTTATTTTCGATGCGGATCATGTGATCCTCCATCTTTTTTAGGGCTGCCGATAGCTCTGCCTTTTGCACGTAGTTCTCAGCAATGCGAAGTTCAACACGATCAATGCGTGAGTCAACTTCGCCAATGCGAGTATTTATACGTGAGTGAAGAGCTACGATGGCAGTAAACACAGCAATAGTGCCGGATACAGCCGCTTCAATCATTGTTTTCTAAAAGTCATGAACCAACCTGTGCCTGGTCCTTCGACTTGCCAACGCTTCAGCCAGTTATCCCAGGTGTAGTTGACGGACATCCCGCCAGATCCAACACGACGGTAACCACCGTTGACATTATCGAGTTCACCGTAGGGATCGTGGAAGAATCCGCTTTTACCGTTATCTCCATACAGCAGCATCCAGTGACCACCGCCAGTAGGAGCGGTTGCAGGTCCATGGTGCAGGATTCCAGTAGCGACTGGATAGCCCTTGTTGAGTTCGGTAAGGAGTGCTTGTTTCGTTCCGGTGGTGTAGAAGGTGGCTAGTACACCGTATTGGGCACAAGCTTTGATTTGTGCTGGAGCTTGAGTGGTATCACCGTATTTCAGTACGGTCTTTAAGTAGACATCATCAGCATTACTGCCTTTCAGTGCATCAGGCTGGAGATACTTGACGGCCATAGCGCAAGTCGAGCTAAAGCACATCCGTGAGGCATGTCCAGTAGTAGAGTCAGTCTGAGGATAATATTGAGCAACATTAAGTTTTATCATTGTAGCGGCGTAAGTATTCTAAAGCCAATTGAAGGCCAAAAACAGAATCACCCAGCATTCCGATTCCGATATTGCAGTTGTGACATAACAGGCCACGAACTGCGCCAGTGTCATGATCGTGATCTATTACAAAACCAGCCTTACGTTTGGGGTCAGAGGAGCCACAGCAAGCACACTTAAATTGTTGCTCATCAAGTAACTCCTCATATTCCTCCGGTTTTATCCCATACCGTTTAACGCGGTGGTATTGCCTACCCTTAGAATCACGCCAAGCTTTACCTTGTGCATTGAGACAGGGTTTGCATCTAGCAGTAATACCGTCAGAACTGCGTCGTTCTTTTTGAAACTCAGAATGTGGTTTGCTTATGCCGCACAGTGTGCAGCGTTTAAACATTAGTTCTTGAAGGAGTCTTTGATGCGACGAATCTTGTCGTCTTCCTTACGGACAATTTTGAGGTAGGAGACAACCGAAAGGAGCACCTGGACAAGGCTGTTCTCTTTCAGTTTGCTAGTACCAACGGCTTCAGACCCAAGAAACAGGGCGAAGAAAACGATGGTCTCATAGGAGACCTTAAGGCCAAGAATGGTAAGCATTGGTAAG